TGGCGGGGGAATTTGTACTGGGCGGCCAGGCCGGAGCGGAGCATCCGGCACGACGGGTCGAGGAGCAGACCAGGAAGGCGACCGTCTATCGCCGTCGTCATGGGGATACGCAGGCTGTCCATACGGATGCCGGGTTCCTGCGTCGGCGCCGGCATGATGGGGATGCCGATCGCCCGCGAGATCGTTTCCGCCCACGCAAGTTCACCGGCCTGCCGGTCCGCGCCATAAAAGCCTGCCGGGTCGGCGGTGTGGGCGCCGGGCGGGCACCCGCGGAACCGGGGCTCTTGCAGCACTGGCGCCCACTTCTCAGAGAAGCGGGCCGGGCCGATGCCATGCCCAGGCACAACTTCGGCGTAGAACCGGAGCTGTCCGTTGGGCATCTGTTGAAACAGGATGCCCGCCGGCGACAGGCCCTGATCGTAGCCGGCGTGCAGCGGGAGCTGCGGCACCGGGACGAGGGGCGTCGGCGAGCAGTGCACCGCCTCATGGAATTCGGGGTACACCGGCTTGCCGCTCAGGCTGTACCCGAACCGGCCGTTGACGAAGCGCACCACGTCCCGCTCGGGGAGCAGGCGCGCCATCTCCTCGTAATAGGCCCGCGATACGCCCTGGCGGTTCTCCGCGGCGTCGGAGAGGCCGTCCGGCTGCTGGTGGAGCTGGTAGCCGTCGATCGGCTTCTCGACGAAATCCCGGTAAATCCAGTGGTCGACGTCCGGCGGGTTGAGGTCGGCGAACACCTGGCGCGGGACGAGCGCCTGCGGGTCCTGCAGCATCGAGCGCGGCGGGTTTCGGCCGGTGCGGCCGTACAGGAAGGTCGCGACCCGCTCGTGCAAGAGGTCCGCCTCGTTGATCCAGGCCCATGAGGGTTCGTATCCCTTGAGGAGGTCCTCGATCGCGTGATCGCCGACCGCGTAGAAGTCGACCGTCATCTCGACGAGCTGCCCGCGGGGCGTGCGGAAGGTGATGCGGTGCTTCGCCGGCCGGTCCTGCCCGCCCTCGAAGTGAGAACCGGGGAAGTTGCGCGGGAAGATGCGGAACCAAGTCTCAAGTGTCGTTCGGTAGAGCGTCCGATAATTGTCGCGAACGACGCAACCTAGGGCTCGGATCGTACCGTCTTTGCAGACTGGCATCTGCAGCGTGTTGAGCGCACACTTGACGACGCTCGTCGTGGTCTTGCCCGAGCCCGCCGGCCCCATGATGAAATCGAGCGGCGATTTGCTCTGCAGGTAGGCGGTCGCGACGGGGCCGGGCGTGGTCCATTCCCACAGCGAGACGTCGCCAGCGAGCACGGGGACGTCGGTCATACCCCTGCCCTCGGCGTTCCCGGACCCGCGGCCCGGTTCCGGCTCCCCACACCCGGCCTGGGGGCGATCCAGTTTCGGCCCGTGTGTGAGACCAAGCACCCCTGAGGGGGTGGGCCCGCGCGCGTTTTGGAGGGCGCGCCGGGGCCCCGGCGCGCGCGCGAGGCCCCCGGAGGGGGGGCGCGGCGGCCGGAGCGATGACTTCCGGTCATGCGCCCGCCAGCCCGAAAGCCGTTGCCGGCCAACGCGTTAGCCCGGATCGTGCGACCCTCGACCGTGCGACCCTTCACGGCCCGCCCTCGCTAAGCCCTTGATCCGGCTCGCTTTCGTCTCCCGCGACCGGCGTCAGGTCGATCATGTCTTCGATCGAGAGCGCCCCGCCTCGCGCGACCGCCTCGGCCGCCCCAGGCCGCACGGTGCCGAGCGCCAGGATCGGCACGACCGGATCGCCCTTGTCGTCGGTCGGCGCCAGGCGCGCGTGCACGAAGGGCATCACGGCCTCGAGGCACTGCCGCTTGAAGACGAGCAGCCCCATCACGTCGACGGGGCCGATCGGCAGGCCGGTCGCCGCCGCGGCGGCCTTCAACATGCGGTGTGTGTGGGCCAGATCGCCCGTTCCCATGGCGAACAGGCCCTCGAGCGGGTCCCCGTACCGGCCCATGAGGTAGCCGGCGAGCTGTTGCGTCCGCTTGTTCCGCGCCCCAGGCGGCCGGCCCGGCCCGCGCTTCGCCGGCGGCGGCGCCAGGGGCAGCAGCTCGTCGAGCCGGTCGTTCTCCTCGGCGAGGAGCGGCAGTTGCTCGCCCTCGGCGGCGCGCCGGGCCTCCTCGGCCTCGCGCACCGCAGCGGCGCCGCCGGCCGCGTCGAGAGACGCCTTAACGCCCGGCTTCATGGCATAAACACCTGATATTTAATTGCTTTCCGCCGATCCGGGCACGCTGGCAGGGCGCGGACGCGGTTACAGCCCGGCGCGGATCGGCGCCGCCTGTAACCGTCGAGTAACCGCGCTTTGCTTGGCCCTTCAACAACTTAGCTCCATCGGTTACAGGTTACAGAGTTACAAACAACCCCATACGCACGCGTGTACGCCTGCATATGTCACGCGCGCGCGAAGCGGATGTAACCGCATAACCGCACCCCTAACCCTCTCAGGTTGCTGAGAAATCCGGGTTACAGCCGATGTAACCGCGTCTGTAACCTGTAACCGGCCCGGCGCTGCCATCGGCCACGTCGCAGCCTCGCACGCGCTTGGCCCGTATTAAGTGCGAGGGCGTCGCGCGGCTTCTCAGGCCCGCGACCGCACCGCGAGCCCTCGCGCCGAATTATCCTCCCCCCCTCTGAGGGTCGGGGAAAGGCAGACGACGACGCGCCAGGGTCGGGGCGCGTCGAGGATGTGGATCAGGGGCCGAGCACGAGGATCAGGGTGCGGGCGGCCAGGCGGATGCTCTGTCCGCCTACAGCTCGTCATCCTCGTCAGGGTTCTCCAGACGATGCTTGTAGTCCCTGATCTCGGCGCGGCTCATATACCGCCAGTCCTGCGCGATGTTGGACAGGGGCTCGGCGGCTGCACCTAAAGACGCCACGAGCTTAAGGGGATCGCCCGGAGCATTATTGAACGCAGGTACAACGGTCAGGCCCGCGATCCCGACGACGACTTCGATCTCTGTGCTGTCGGATACGAGATAGATGTCTACCCTGCATTCGGAGCCCTCGGGCATCCGTCCGCTCATCTCAATTGCCATGGCCTTCCCTCCTCAGTTGGGCGGATGCCCCCTCCGTCGAATTCAGCGCCCCTTCGTGGCAAGGGTGCAGGGTAGGAACTGATCGAGGCTGTTGCGCAGGTGTCGAAGCCCTTCCGGGCTGAGCGGCTGCGATATATCCTCGCCGCCATCATCCGACGGTACGTAGTCATAGCCCCGGCTCGAGATGAACCGGCCGCCGCCCGTGTCGAGATCAATTTCCAACTTGCAGCCCCCTAGTCCTATGATGACCTTTGTGTGGCGTGTTTCTTCATTCATCCCTCATCCTCCACCTTCGTAACCGTGTCGAAAGCCTGCATGTCGACGAGCACGCAGCGCGTCGCCACGCGGTTGATCTTCACCACCTGCGCATTGCCCCGGTCGCGGATCACCACGTCTGCCGGCCCCTGTTTCAGGGCGTGCATCCACACGCCGGCGCCCCAGATCGTGCCGGCGAACAGCTTGGTCAGGAGCGGCGACGTCGCCGGGATCGCGAGCGCCGGCCCCGCGCAGACCTTGCCGGGCGCCACCAGGCCGAGGCCGGCGAGCGCCAGGCGCGTGCGCGCCGCATCGAGCGGTTCCGTCGACTTGTTGAGCGTGTCGAGCGGCGTGTGGTTCGCCTCGAGCAGCTCGATGCAGCCGCCCACGGTCGGCTTCTCGCCGCCCTTCCACGCCTCGATCGGGCTCGCGAGCAGGTGCTCGAGGCAGGCCCGCCAGTTGGCCGTACGCTCGCCGCGCTCGGCCGCCGTCGCCTCGGCGATCAGCGGGCCGAGGAGGCCGGGCTCGGTGACGGGCAGGCCGGCCGCCTCCATGCCGGCATCGCCGAGCAGCATGGTCGCGCAGGCGAGCAGCGTGCCGTAGGTGTCCTGCGTGCGCCCGTCGAGGCCGGCGTCGCGCATGGCGTCCTTCCAGCCGTTGAGGGTGCGGGGCCAGTGCTTCCAGCCGTCCATGAGCTGCCGGAGGAACTGGCGGCCGAACGTGTCGATCGCGCCGGGGATTTCCGGCCGGGCGCCGCCCTGCTCGAGCTTGCGCAGGTTGAGCAGCGCCATGCGCGAGCGGTCCTGCGGGCCGAGCGGCGGCGGGTTGATCGCCGAGAAGAAGAACGCATTCCTCGCCTGAAACTCGACGCCCTCGTGCTCGGAGCCGCCGCGGTACATCACGCCGCCGGAGGCCGCGAGCCGCGCCAGGCGCACCACGCCGACCGCCCGGCGGTTGTCCGCGTCCGCCTCGAGCTCGTCGACGGCGACGGGCAGGCAGTCCTGTTTCACCCGCTGGTAGATGCCGGCCGGCGTCGTGTCGGCGGTCGCGTGCAGCGCGTCGCCGATGACCTCCTTGATGATGGCCTGCAGGGTCGATTTGCCCTGCCCGTAATCCCCGGTGATAAACAGCGCCGGCCGCCAGTCGAGGGCGGCGCCGAGGAACGCCGCGCCGATCCATCCGAGCAAGAGGATCGGGTCGAGCAGCGGCCGCTCCCACTTCCACGACTGGAACGCCGCGATGAGGTCGTGCGCCGGGCTCTGCTCGGCCGGCACCGCCTCGCGCCACGGCTCGAGCACCGGCGGCCGGCGCGGGTAGAAGGTGCCGTCGACCTCGCCGGGCCGCGACACCTGCAGCTTGCCGTGGGTCGAGACGCGCCAGAGCCCCTGTCCGGAGTGCCAGACGAGCTCGCCGCTCCCCTTCACGATCCAGGCGCCGCGGCCACGCACCCGGTCGACCGGCGCGAACAGCCCGCGGCTGGACGCCGCCTTGAGCAGGCAGGCACAGGCGTCGTCGACCTCGAGCCCGTTGATGCGCGAGGGTTTGCCGTCCTTCGGCGCCGAGAGCCGCGGCCACGCCCAGGTGAGATAGTTCGGCTGGTGCGCGAACAAGTCGAGGAGGATTTTCTTCCCCCACCGGTTCACGTTGACGGCCCGGAGCTGCCCGAGCGTGTCGACGAAGTAGGTCGTGTCGCCGTCCTTGCCGAGCGGGATCACTGGGCACTCGGGCGGAAGGTGCGAGACCGGACCGCCGGGCCAGCCACCAGGCGGAAAGCCGTGGCGGTTCTCCTCGGCCGGCGGGTCGCTCGGCTGCGCATCGGCGGCGTGCTGCGCCAGGGCATCGGAGAACGCGGCGCGGACGCCCTTGAGACCGGAACGGGATGCCATGGGTCCTGTGCGGCCGGGCCGCTGTCACGAGGGAGGGCGGCCGCCGGCGCACCGGCGGCCGCGATCGGGCTCAGCGGCGGCGCTTCTTCGCCGGCTTCGCCTCCGGTTCCGGCGCCGGGTCCGGCGTCGGCTCCCGGTCGGCCGCCGGCTCGCTCACTCCGGCGTCCTGAGCTGCAGCATCCGCCACCGCCGCAGGCCGATCCGCCTCGCCAGGCGCATCCGCGTCCGTGCCGCCCGCGGCATCGCCGTGATCGCCAGGACCCGCCCCGTCCGGAGCGCCCGCGCCAGCGGCAGGCGGATCAGCCGGAGCAGCTCCCGCCGGTCCGCCGGCAGCATCGGGCCGGGCCTCGCCAGCGGGTGCCGCATCCTGCGCATCGCGCGCGTCCTCCTCATCGATGACGGGATCGGCGGCGGGCTCGGCCGGCGGGCGGCCGCCGCTCTCCGGCGCGTTGCGGTCGCCCTGCGGATCGTCGACGCCGCCCGGCCGGGCCGGCTCCGCGGCGACGCTCGAGAGAGCCGCCGCGTCCTTCGCGGCCTGGGCCAGGTCGCCGGCGATCGGCGTGAACCCCGCGTCGCCGTCGAAGCCGTGGCCGAGCGGCACCGCCCCACCCGGTGCCAGGCTCCCGCCGATCGCGGGCGCGCCGGCGATCGGCGCCTGCGGCTCGGCCGGCGGCGCGTCGGCGCCGTGCCCGCTGCGATCGCTCCCGTCCGGCCCGCGCAGGGAGGGCATGAACGGCGCCGGCCGGGTGATGTTGCTCTCGACGGGCGGGGGCGCCTGGCCGGGCACCTGCCAGGAGCCGGCGGCCTTGCCCGACGCCGGGATGATCGTCATCACCCGGTCCTCGCCGAAGCCGGCCACCGGATCGGTGGCGTCGGCGCCGACCCGCAGGATCGTGTCCTCGACGTCGACGAAATCCGCCTGCGGCAGCTCGGCCGGCGCCGCCAGGTGCGCGGCTGCCGCGGCCGACATCCGCTCGCGGTCGACGATCTCGAGCACACGGGCGAAGGCGGTGTAGCTCGAGCGCGGGCCGGTGCCGAGCTCGGCCCAGCCGTCGCCGGCCCCGTCATGCACGCCGGCGGCGCTGGCGTGCCGGTACAGGGCCTCCGGCGCGACGCCGGGGTTGCCGCGCACGAAGGGCGCCAGGACCTCGATGGTAAGGGCGATCTCGCCCTCGACGTTCCGGCCCTCCGCGACGCCGAGGCTCGGCCAGAACACCGGGTTCAGGTCCTCGTCGCTGCCGGAGAGCAGCACCGAGGCGGCCGCGGAGTAGGCCGCGAACGCGGCCGGATCGCGATCGCGGAGGGGGGCGAGGCCCTCGAGAAACTGGCCGCCGTCGTCTTTGGGGTCATCGGTCATTCGTCCGTCCTCACAGCGTCGTTCACATCCTTGCCCCAGTGGCTCCGGAGCACGCTCACAGGCCGGCCCGCCGCCTCCATCCGCTCGATCGCGGCGTTGAAGGCGTCGACCGCCTGAGCTTTCCCCCAGTCGTTGTCCTGCGCGACCACCACGGCCGACACGCAGGGATGCTCGACGGGGACGTTGGCGAGGTTGCCGAGGGAGGTTGCCGCCCACACGCGGGCCTCCGGCGCGGCGAGGGCGATGGTGAGCCCGTCCTCGACGCCCTCGGCGGTGGCGAGGACGCCGGCGACGCCCTGCAGGGCGGCATCCTCCGGCAGCAGGCCGGACGGGCCGCGGGTGAGCCGGATCACGCCACCGGCGACGAGCCCGAGCATGAGCTTCGGGTTGCCGACATGCGCCTTCTTGAGGCCGTCCGCCCGGAGGAAGGTGCAGTGCACGGCGACGATCCGGCCTTCGCGGTCGCGGATCGCCCACACCATCGCGGGAAAGCGCGGCCCCTCCGTCACCACGCCGTCGCCGTCGTGGCTGCGCCCCCGCCACCACTCGAGGTCGGGGAAGAACCGCACGTCTCCCCACTCGAAACCGGGGATCTGTGAAGGCGGCACGCCGCGCGCCTCGAGGTACGTCTCGGCGACGGTGCCCCGGATGTCCGGCCGCGCCTGGCGCCAGAGGTTGCGCCCCCGCGCCACGATCCGGGCGTCACGCTCCCGCGCCTCGGCCTCGGCCGTCATGCGCCTGCGCGCGCTGCTGGCGCGCATTCGCTCGAGGGTGGCGGTGTCGACCAGGCCGAGGCCGAGCCAGTCGAGCGACCAGCGCACCGCCTCGGAGCGGCCGCCGCCCTTGCAGTAGGCCACGAGGTCGAGGACGTCGCCCTTGTCGCCGGTCGCGTAGTCCTTCCACGCGCCGGCGTTCGGGCCCCGCATCCAGATCGTGAAACTGCCGCCGTGCTGGTCGGGCCGCGTCGGGTTGCGCGGCTGCACCCGCGTGCCGTCGAGTTGCCGCGCCTCGGCCGGCGTCAGGCCGGGTACGAGCACGCGCACGAGCTCTTTCAGGCGGCCCTGCAAGGCGCCCTTGATGACGTGCATGGGGACGCGGGCGTTCATGGCATCGCGTCGAGAGCGTCGTTGTATGCCAACCACCGACGTTCCGACCAAGGCAGACCGGACGTTTTATCGAAGCTGCTTTCGTGATGGGCCGCGACAAATGCGCGAAGGCCATGCTTTCCATAGTGCGCTGCATTGCTGCGAGCCGCAGTGATGAAGCCGAGCGCCGACGAAAGCTCGCCGCTCGTCATAAACAGAACGGACCCTCTTGGGTCGCAAGGCAGGCGAATGCTGTCACCTTCCTTGCCCGTGCGCGCAAGGTGCGCTGGGTTGTGCGTCCACCAACACGTATGAGCTGCGTAGTAGATTGTTGGATGATCGAAGTCGCGCAACTCTGCCTCGATCTGCTCGAGCGTCTTGCCGCGACGAATGATAAGCTGGCCCATCAGCCCTCCATCATCTTGAGAAACCGCGTGCGGGTGCGGGAGCCGGGGACGTTGCGGGCGTTCTGCGAGGGCGTGGCCCAGCGCAGGTTGCGGCGCCGGCAGTCCAGCGTGTTCCCGTTGCGGTGGTCGCCGATCCAGCGGCCGCGGCCGGGCGGGCCGTCGCGCCGCGTCAGGATTTCCCGGTGCAGCCACAGGGTCCGGCCGCCGACGCAGCGGCGGGCGTACATCCCGTCCGGCCGGTCGATGACGAACACGCCCTCGAACCGCTCGCAGATCGAGCCCGACCCGTAGGTGTGGCACCAGCGGTGGCGCGAGGCCCAGGCATGGTCCTCGGGGTCGACGAGCGCGTAGACGTCGAACCGGTCGCTCAGGTGCAGGTAGCAGGCCGCCGGCGCCGGCACCGCCCACGTCATCGGGTCGAAGTCGTCGACGGCGATCAAGACGCCGCCTCCCGCGCGGCTTCGATCCGCGCCAGGGTGGCCAGCCGCATGAACACGCTGCTTGTGCGCCGCCCGATCCGGCGCGCGATCTCCGCGACGCTGATGCCCTGCGCCTCGAGGGCGAGCAGCTGCGCGTCTTCCGCCGGTGTGAACCGCCACACCGGGCGGCCGTCGCGGAAGCACACGGTGCGCGAGAGCGCCCGCTCCTGGGTCCGCGTGCGTCCGCTGGCAATGCCGAGACGCAGCATGTGGTAGCGGACGACGCCGTACCCGACGCCGAGTTGCTGCGCGGCTGCCGTGAAGGTGGCGCCTGCCTCGACGAGCGCGCAGGCGGCGTCGATCTGCTCTCGGGTGAGGCCGGGCGCCTTAGCCATGCGCCGCCCTCCGCTTGCTCAGGGACGCCAGCTCGGCCTGCGGCAGCGCCAGGCTGCAGCCGCGCCAGGCGTAGACCTCGCCGTGCAACCGCTCGATCGGGCCGACGACGACGGGCCGCCCTTCGATGAGCAGGGCGCCCATGCCGGGCGGCAGCTTGGGCCAGGGCACGACCCGCTCGACGCCGAGCTGGTCGACGTAGGCGGCCAGGTCGAACCCGGCGGGCAGCTCGTCGCGGGCCGCGGTCATGCCGCCTCCCCGCGCGCCAGCGCGCACCACACGTCGGCGGTCAGCCGCTCGAGCAGGGCGTCGAAGTCGGGATCGTCTCGCCGGTCCTCGACGCTGCGCAGGCCGAGGCAGACGGCCGCCGGGGTCAGGCCGAGCACGTGGGCCAGGCGCGCCTGGCCCACGTCGACCACGGTGTTGGTCAGGTAGATCGCCGCCTGCCGCACCTGCGCGAGGCGCCGCCACTCCGGGTCGGCCGTCGCGCCCAGGCGCGGGTCCTGCGCATGTACGTCGTCAGGGCGCACGCCCATGTGCACGGCGATCGAGGCAACGAACCCGCCGTAGACCGCCCGGATCAGGATGGTGTCGGGCTCGCGCACCGCCCGCCGCTCCGAGCGCAGCGCGGCGAGCGCGGCCTCGAGGCTGTCTCT